CCCCCGTTTGGGCGGAGGTGGTGAGCATGGAGTTACCTAGGGCTTTTATCTGCGCGTCTGATAGTCCGGCTTGGTTCTGAATCTTGTCGAGCGCCTCTTGATACTTGTACGCCTGATCGACGGCGTAACCTCCGATTGCCGCACCGAGACCTAGGACAGCGGTGGAGGCTTTGGAGGCGAAACCGGCCATCTTCGAGCCGGTCAACTGGGACTCAGTACCCAGTTCGCGCATCTTGACCATCGACTCGTCCATCTTGGCCGAATATTCTTTGGTGTCAGCAATGAGGGTCGCAATAACAGGGGGTAAGGACGGCATTATGCGACCGCCTTTTCCCACTCAATTCGGGCAAGTTCATTCAACTTCACTGCGGCGTCGGCTAGAGACTTGTCGATGTAGGGTTCAGCCTTCATCTTCGATGTCCCGTATTCGACGTAGGCGGCGTAGGGCATTGACGGTCCGGTGGTGGACATCCACCCGCCTAAGACTTTCTCCGTTCGCTGGACTTTGATTGACCTTGAGAGCGCACCGCTCCTGTTCGTCGGGTGCGGCGGTTGAGCCTGATACGGGGGTTTGTACGACCAGTACGTCTTGCCCTTCTTAGACGTGCGTTGAGAGCCGCTAGGACGGGTGAGAAATAGTTTCTTGGCGTCCGAGGCGATCATCACTCCACCGCGCTCAACGATGCGACGTGACGACTCATCGACTTTGACCTTGAGTTCGAGAACGGTCTCATCGAACTTAGGTATCCCCGACAGTCGTATCCCTGATGACATAACGCCTCCGCCACAATGCTAGGGCTTGGACTGGATTTCTCCAATTATCCCAGAGATGGCATTGAACCACTGTGAGGTGAGAATCGGCTCGTCTAAGAATTGCTCATGACTCCCGCCGAATGTCTTACGAAAGGTGAACTCGCGCATCATCTGAGACAGTTCGTCATCGACCTCGGCCTCTTTGCCCTCGATGGCCGCTTTTAGGCGAGAGAGTCGGCGGGCGGGGCTTTTGGGTCGATGCTCGGTTCGAGGTCTAGGACAGTCCCTCTGAGTACGGCGTCACACGACTCTGCTAAGGATTGGAACTTGGCGGTAGGCAGGTCTAACACTGAATCAAGATCGAGCGTCGGCTTCTCCCACGTCCGTACCATCGTGAGGATGAGCTCGGATTGGTAGTCGTTGGTAGCGTCAATCTGTTCATCGGTCATCTCAGCGTTTATGTGCAGGTTCAAGGAGAGTTGCGCTTCAATCTTCTTCGCATCCCACGTCACCCCGTCAATGACCGAACCCTCTTTCGGGATAGGTTCGACGTAGCCCTTGTCCGTCAATTGAAGGATGATCGGTAGCAACTTGTTACGCGCCTTAGCAATCCTGCGCGACATTCTCTCCGTGACCTCTTCAGCCGTGAATAGCACGGCCCCATACGGCAATTCGGGCATTTAGCCTCCTAGTTCATCGTTGCGAGTCCTGGAGTCAAGGTTATCGCTACCGGGGCTGAAGGCTGGACATCCACCGTGAAGTTAGCGGGGGTCAGAGCAACGCCCTGAACTGAACCACTGACGGTGATGGCGTCTCCCACGATGACCGGGCCTAGAGCCTTGATGTTCACTGAAGTCTCGTCAGCCGACACGGTAGCGACGACAGCGCCAGGGTCAGAGACGGTAACTAGAACGGTTCCAGCGTCGAAGGTTACCGAGACGGGGGTTGCTAGACCATCAACCGCGCCGATGGTCAGTGTCACGTTTTCGTTATTCTTCAGTACGAAATCAGCCATGTCAGTCCTTTTATCGAGTTGGGATTAGTTTAGAACGGAGCCGAGACACCGTTGATGATGTTGGCCCTGATGGGAGAGGACCCAGTCGCCGCGTCGGTGGTGTTGGCCTCGGCGGTGAACTCCACTTCCAACTCCGTATATTCCTTGCCACGAGTTCTCTTGGACAGAGAGAACTGGACGTTCGTCATCTGTAGAGCGATCGAGTCGTGAATCGCGGTGTGCAGGTCGGCGGGGTCGGTCATCTGAATGTTCAACGATTGTGGGGATTGGGTCAACGCCCATCCTGAACCAGTGGAGAACGGGTCAGCGTTCGAGTTGACGACGCAAGTGAACTTGCCCGTCACGTCGATGGGACCGGCGAAGTTCTGATACGCCGACTGAGTACCCATCGTGAAGATAGGCGCGGTCTTGCGGTCGATCTTCACTTCTCCTGATGCGACGTAGGAAAGCGGGGTAGCGCCGATAGTCACGACCGTGTTCCACGCCGGAATCATCTGCTCAGACGAGTACGACAGCGAGGTGAAGGGTGCAGGTGCAGCCGTCGCGGAGACGTAAGGGTTCGTAACCCACTTCATAGCGGCTTCAGCGGCCACTTCAGCACCGAACGTCAGTGTCAGGTCTGAAGCCTGCGCTCCAGGCAGTGTGAACCAGTTAGCGCCGTCGAAGTCACACACCGAGTAGGACACGGGCTGACTGCCTGTGGTCGGAGCGTTCAACAGGGGGATGTTGTGCGCGTACGAAGCGGTCGTCGCGGTCACCGTGTCCACACCGCCCAAAAGGGCTTTGATGTACACCGGGAAGGTGTCGGCGTACAGGTAGGACTTGTGATCGTAGGCGTCGTGACGAACACCGGCTACCTCGTTGTAAATCAGCGCCGGTGAGCCTCGCAGTCCTTCATCGTGCAGGAACATCTGAGTAGGTGTTACTTGGGGAGACACGACAGGAACCCAGAACACCGTCCCCGTGGCGGGAGTCGTGCCTCTCGTCACCTCGGCCACGAAGCCTACGTAACTGGAGGCGGTAAGAAATGCGGCCATAATCAGGCTCCTTCAGGCAGTGTCACAGGGGTTACAGGGGCAACTGGTGCGGATTGTGCAGTCCATCGACCGTCTTGGGGAGCCTCAGATAGCTCATACGAGTGGCCGGGAATGGCGCGAAGGGCTGAACCATCAACTTCTGAGTAGTCGCGCTCGTCATCTGCGGTGTAGGTGAACTGCATAACGCTCCTTGTCTGGGCCAATCTTACAACGCGATAACTCGGATTTCCCTATGGGTTAGAGGGCGAGACTGTGACTTCACCGTTGAAGATCGCGGAGGTTTTCGTGGTGTCCAGTCCTGAGACTCCGGGTTGACCTTCCCATTTGTACGCCCACGTCCCTGGTAGAGCAGTCGTGGAGATGTCGGCTTGATACGTCCCCACTGAAGTCTTGACGATTGTCAGGCTTGGGTCCGGGGGTGTCTGTCCTGCGGTGTAGGTGTAAGTGACAGTCGTCTGACCCTGCACCGAATAGGCGAACGTCACCACGTCCGGGTCAACGATCGTCCCGGTGATCGAGGTGAAGGGTTGCCCCGAACCTATCTGAATGACACCAGACGGCACGGTCGCAGAGGAGGTGGAGAATCGTACGGTGACGCCTTCGATGATGTTGTAGCTCATACCTGTATTTTTCCACGTACTTTGGCCGCTGTCGTCGTGCCTTCAACCGTCGCGGCCTGAGCATTTCCACGTACCGATGCTGTGATAATCGCACCCGATACCATGCCGGGCTGGGAGTGCAGCGAGACGAATGGAATGGTGAGAGTACCTATAACACCAGACGTAGAAGCGATTAACCCAGTGAGATACGTCTGAGCGGTGACTGTTCCACTAATCGTAGAGAGGGATGCGATCGTTCCAGAGATGTAGACCGGTGTGGTCAGACTCCCCGAGACTGTCGAGGTCGAGTTAATCGTTCCCGCGATGTACGGGACGGATGTGGAGACTGTTACAGACCCGACGACTGTGGATGTACTGTTCACCGTCCCAGATAGAAGAGCGGGTGTGTGGAGAGCGCCAACGACAGTCGAAGTGCTGGCGATTGTGCCCGAGAGGTCAGAATTAGCCGCCAAAGTCCCTGAAACGGTGCTGATTGACGCTACAGTGCCCGTTAGACGTGCTGTGGCGCTCAGAGAGCCGTTCACTGTGCTAGTTGAGGCAATTACTCCAGACAGGTACGTCTGAGCCATTAGAGAGCCACTAACAGTCGAGGTTGACGCGACAGTGCCCGTCAAATACGTTTGAGCCGACAGTGAACCAGAAACCGTGGACGTAGAAGTGACTAAACCGGTGAGAAGTGCAGGAGCGTGAAGACTCCCGGCGACTGTTGAAGTACTCACAATCGTTCCAGATAGCGGAGCGGTCGTAGTGACAGTCCCTACAACTGTCGAAGTCGAGTCGATTAGCCCCGTGAGCGGTGCTCCGGTAGTTACCTTTCCAACCACGGTTGAGGTGGAAGTTACTATTCCCGTCAGGCGAGAAGGCGCGATGAGACTGCCGACCACGGTAGAGGTGCTGGTGATTGTGCCAGTTAGTTGAGGTGTCCACTGCGCGTATAGCGTCACACTCGCCGTGAACGGATAACTCGCCCCATCCGCGTAGCTCGTCCCCGAATTGTTAACCGCCGTGTTCCAGTGAGAGAACGTGTATCCCGTGTAGGTGAACGTGTTGAGCGTCAGTGCAGTTGCGGAACTGTCCGTCTCCGGTGACATCGTTCCCGAGCCACCGTTGGAGTTGAAGGTGACTGTGTAGTTGACGACGGGGCCGATGGCAATGTAGAAGGGGTTAGCCCCCACCGCTAACGCAGTCCCGACTGTGGCGAAGGTGCTGAGGTTAATCTTGGAGACGGTGTTGGCACCGAAGTTCGCGACGTAGGCGTAGGAACCAGATGGGTCGATGGCGATTGAGCTGGGGTTAGT